CTAATATAATGTCTATATTAACAACCTACCCAGCTTGGGTTAGAATATATGGAAATAATGCTTCTATGGTAGCAGATTCCAGTCGATTAATAACTGTTGACCCTGCTCCAAATGCTGGCGTTTATTTAGATATTTTAACTACAGGTGGTTCTACATATATGTTAAATCCTATGGCTATATTCAGTAATATGGATATAAGTTTATCAGCAACAGCATATGCCAGTGTCACAAATATGGATGTTGTGGCCAGAACAATAACAACAACCTTATCTTATTTACCTTTGGAGTCTTAACGAAATGTCAGCTTTTTCTATATCAATAAATTCAGATTGTAGTACAGATGCTAACTTTAGAGCTTGGATTACTGTTATAACTAATATCATGGCTACAGCTTGGGTTCAAACATCAGATACTGGCCAAATCAATTTATTAACTGTAACACACCCTCTTTCTATTGGTAATGTGCAGGGATATCAAATATGGAGAATGAACGATTCCTTACAATCAACTACACCATGTTATTTAAAATTAGAATATGGGGCATCTACATCATCCAGCGCAACTTATCCTGGTATATGGGTTAGTGTTGGTACTGGGACGGATGGTGCTGGAAATTTGACTGGCAGTAATGGCATAAGAATAGGCTTATCTTCTTCCGCTGGTAATACAGGTGGAACAATAAAAGGCTCTATAGATATTAATAGAGTGTGTATGTATGTGTTTTATGGTAATGTTAATACACAAATGTTAATATGTGTTGAAAGAACACATAATACTTCTGGTTCAGACACATCTACAGGTATTATGTGTTTTTTAAATAGTTATGTGTCCAATACAACTTCTTTTTCTTGTATTCCAAGTGTTGTTACAACCAGTCAAGCTGCTTGGAATTTTGCAATGCCAGCATCATTAACATCAAATGCTTGGGGAACTAACATTTACACTTTTCCTATCCGAACTTGGGGTCAAGGAGAGACTTCTCCCTCCAACCAATTGTTTGTACATTACCCAAGTGATATTACAGCTTTAAACCTTATTCCAATAACTACTTGGGAAGGTACAACAAGAACATTTCTTCCTGTTGGTTCTCCATATGCAGCTTTAGGATATGGTACAACAGTAGCTCAACAAGCTTTCGCTATAAGGTATGAATAATATGGCAACAGCTACTACATCAACGTCTACAGCATATTTTACAACAGATGCGGGCTTTAGAACAATGGGTTCTGCTATAGGAACAGCCATAACTTCAGTTAATCTAATTAAAACATCTGATACTGGTCAAATAAATTGGACTACAGTTTTACACCCAACTACACAAAGTACGGTATCTGGATATGAAGTATATAGATTTAATGACTATTTACAGTCTACTTCTCCAGTATATATTAAAATAGAATACGGGTGTGGAAGTTATGCCGTTGGTTATATGGGTTTGTGGATAACCGTTGGAACTGGAACGGACGGCGCTGGTAACTTGACAGGTAATATAAGCCAAAGAGTAGCAATTGCCAGTAGTGCTATAGATACAAATACCAGAACATCTTATTTTTCTGGTGATGTTAATAGATTGTGTTTTGTGTTATGGCCACAAAATCCAGCCAATATGAGTTCTCAATGGTTAGTTTTTGGTATAGAACGTTCACATAACGCGTCTGGTGTAGATACTGGAACGGCGGCTCACATTTTTTGGTCAAGTGCTACATCTCCTTTTGGAAGTTGTCAATACTTGCTTTTAGGAACTACCACCAATTTTATTACACCTTATGTATCACAAGGATGGTATTGTTCTATTCCACCCTCTGGTGGTGGAAGTTTATCTCCAAATCTTTATTCATATCCAATTAAATCTTATAACATGTATGAAACTTTACCAATTTTTAATTTTGTTCATTTTGCTGGTACAGACTTTGCTACCGGTTCTACTTTTTCCATAACAGGGTATGACAGTGTTAGCAGAACTTATTATGTTCCTGGTATGGTTAATACGAATGCAGGATATTTTGCTTTTACTGGTGCTCCATTAACTACTGCGTTATTAATGAGGTATGAATAATGGCTGCTATTACTCTATCCCTTACTCCTTATTCTTCTACTAATGCCCAATTCCAAGCATGGGGAAGCGGAGTTGATGGTACATTTATTACTTGTGGTTGGGTAAGAACATCAGATACGGGACAAATAAATTGGGCTTCTGTTGCTTTCCCTGCCTCTGCTAATACAAGTCAAGGATATTCTATTTTTAAAATGAATGATTCTTGGCAATCAACAGCTCCAGTATTTTTAAAAATAGAGTATGGGTCTGGAACCGGTGCTGCTTTAACACCGGGTTTTTGGATAACTATAGGAACAGGTTCAGACGGTTCCGGAAATATAACTGGCGTTTTATTAACAAGATTACAAGTATATCCATGGAATAATGTAAATACTGCATCTAATTGCTATTTTTCTGGAAATACTGATAGGTATTGTGCGTGTTTGTGGCCAAATAGTGCTAATAGTTATGAATACATTTTGTTTAGTATAGAACGAACAAAAGACTCTTCTGGAAATACAACAAGTACTGGGCTATTATTTTTAACTAATGGCCAAACAAGCAGTTCTGGAACAAAATCTCAATATATACCATTTTCTGGTACAATACCTTCTTTATATTCTGCTTGGAATTGTAATGTTCCTACTGTAACTAACCCCTCTACAGGAGGTTCTTTTAAAAATACAGCAGCTTTATATACAGTAAAGTGCTGGACTCCTGGTGAATCTGGCCCATCTTCAAATATCTTTTTATATCAAATAACAGATTTTACGCCAGGAAATACAGTATTATTAAGCTTATTTGATGCCTCCATAACAGGAACATATTTGCCAATAGTATTTAATACTGTTTCATTCAGCCCCAGCACTAATAGGGGATTAACTTCAGTAAACGTTTCTTTAGCTATGAGGTATGAATAATGGCTAATTTGTGTATAGCATCTGTAAATAACATTCAAGCAATATCTAATAAAACATCTATTTGTAATCCACCAGAACACGCTCTTATTAACGTTATTTATACAAGAACTTATACAGAGCCTGCTATCTTTAATTATCAAGCACAAGCTTTTTTTAAAACGTTTAAAGAACCTTTTATACAAACAGCCAATCCAGCAGCTACAACAAGACCGACAACAGGACAATTTTGGCCAAGAAGCGTTACACAAAGGACAGTAGCCGTTACTAATACAACAGCACTAAATACTATAGATCTTTCAGCTACTTATGGAGCTTTTTAAATGTCAGCAAATACAGCACCAATTTTTCCAGCAGTTCCCTTTATAAGTACAGCAGATTTAAGCAATGCAACAGCATGTACTACAAGGAATACTACTACAACAGCTAATTTAGCTTCAGCTCCGTGTAATGCTGTTATGTTAGCTAATGTAAGCACAAATGGTTTAAGAATAGATAAAGTTCAAGTACAGGCATCTTCTTCTAATATGACAGCTCCAACAACAGCACAGACTGTAATTCTTTGGCTTTCTAATGGAAGTACAGCTTATGTAATTGATGAATATGCTGTTTCTGTAATTACTCCATCTACTACTGTTCCAGCGTATAATTCGTATGAATTATATACTAATTTAGTAATACCACCAACATATACTTTATGGGTTAGCACTACAGTATCTACTACAAGCTCAACTAATGCTATAACAGTTACGGCATTCGGAGGTTTATACTAATGTCTTTTCCTGGTTATACAGCATGGAACCCAGTTATGGCAAACGGGGCTACCGGAGTAACTGGTGCTACTGGTACATCTACATTTACGAGACAATCAGTTTCAGTCACTACAGCTTCATTAGCCCCAGGAGCAATAGAACAAGATACCGTAACTATGGCTAAAAGCGCAAATATCTTTTCGGTATCTTGTAATAATAGTGCGTGGGTTCGTATATATTGTACTTCGGCCGCAAGAACTGCTGACCTTGGACGCTCTATTCTTAATGATCCTGTTCCAGGATCTGGTTGTATTTTTGACGGTTCTACATCCAGTGTAATTACATGCAGTCCAGTCCCTAATTTTTATAATTTGGATGCTACGCCGAATACTAATTGTTATCTCTCTATTATGAATTTAGGTTCTACAACAACGTCAATTACTACAATTATTACATTTGTTCCCGAAGAGGTTTAATATGTTACAAACAAATAGTGCTGCCATAGATTTTTCATCTTCAGCGGCTGCAAGGGCTTGGGGCTCATCTTTTGTTAATACTTTTATAACTGCTGGATGGGTTAGACAAAATGATATAGGAATTGTTAATTGGTCAACTGCAACAATAGGAGCAGCTGGAGTTGTTTGGGCATGGGATTTGATAAAAATGAATGACTCTCTTGCTGGTACTAACCCCTGCTATATAAAATTTGAATTTGCTACGTATTCTGGTAGTGCAGCAGGGCCTGGTATGTTTTTTACTGTAGGTACTGGAACAGACGGTTATGGAAATTTAACTGGGCAGGTAGGGACTAGAACTTTAGTAATGAATGTTAATTATACTTTTGGCGTGACACCAGCTAACCTAACAAGAATAAGTGCAGATACAAATAGATTAGCTTATTCTTTTTATTGTAGCAGTGGAACATCATTTAATTTTTATATTTTTGTGGAGAGAACTCATAATGCCACTGGAGCTGATACAGCAGATGGTATTGTAGTACTGGTTGGGACTAATCAAGGAACTGTGCTGACTCAATATATACCATATACTGGAACAGTATCTGCAGGTAAGACTTATACAGCAACAGTAACTCCAGCAACAGGAACTGGAGCATCTGGAAATACTGTTCAATTATATCCAATAAGAGTCTGGAATGTTGGAGAGTCTTCTCCGTTTTTAGGTTGTTTTTTATATTTTAACACAGATTTAACAGCCAGTAATGCTATAACTGCTACTACTTGGGATGGAAACTCTCATAGTATTTGGCCATTTGGATATTCTACTGGGTTTCCAACCACCTATGGTGGAACAACAGTAGTAGCGATGAGAAACGATTAATATGACTACATATTTATCAACAGCCCCAGCACCAAAAGCTAATTCTACGGTAACTAAAACTTTGAAAGTAAGTGTAGTTCCATCAAACCCTTTACCAAGACCAACATCTGGACAAATGTATCCAAGAACAAAGTAATGTTTAATTAAGTTTATACTGAAAGTTTTATAAATGTCAACATTTCTTGCTTTTGAAGATTTCTTAATACCTCTTGGCGATGCTATAATAGATGTTCAAAATACATTTGAAACAGCATTAACTACATATGGTTGGCAAACACAAAAACGTGCTTTAGTTCCAATTGCGTATCCTACAAGCTCTCTTGCTAATTATAGTAATGCTTTTAATTTAAATATGACTGGCGGGGCATATGCTGGAGGCACCTCTGGTATAGGCAGTGGAATTATAGGCATACAGCTACAAAGCAATTTTACACCAACGGTAATGTATATAACAAGTAGTCCAACAGGAACACAGGCTCCAAATACGTTTGTTTTAGAATACTCTAATGATGGAAGTTCTTGGACCACATTACAAACATGGTCTAATCAAACTAATTGGTATGCTTCTGAACAAAGGAAGTTTACTGTGATTGGGGCCAGCGGATATGCTTATTGGAGATTAAGAGTAAGTTCTGCTAACTCAACTATATTAACAATAGCAAATTGGTCTTTAGAAGATAATCTAAAAAATAGAATAACTAATGTAAACTTTTTAGATATAATTCCGCCAGTTACTGAAACAATAGGTAATTCTAATACTATGGAGGTATTAAGATTTACAATTACAGGAACTACACTATCTTTATCAAGTTTACAATATCTTAAAACTTATACACCACAGGTTATTGCTTTGTGGGAAAGTGTTGCCGGTGCTGTATATGGAAGTATAACATTAAACGGCTCTACTATTAATGGGCCTACAGGTGCCTCTACAAACACAGCAAAACAAAATTTACGGGCATTATATGAATCTATAAGAGCAAGCTCTGACCCTAATTTCACTTCTTGGACATGGGAATATCAAACGCCAAGCCCACAAAACGCTGATGATAGTTCTGATTATATTTATGGAACTGCTAATACAGCAACAAATTGGATAGTAATGTCTACCAACGCAAATATAGGTGGAACAACAATAGCTGGTCCGTGTCCAAGCGCAATGCCACAACCAACAAATCTATTCGATACATCAAATACTACACTACAGATAGATTTAATAAGTGGTTTTATATATTATTTACAAATATGTTCAAGAGGTATAGGATTAGCTACTAAAACAAATTCAGGATTTTATGGTCCTGTTCATGCTTGTTATGCTAATAATACAGAAATGTTGGCGACTATGCCATCAAATAATTTTGGATTACCATTAACACCAATAGAATTATTAATTGGTTGGGACGATGTAGCAGCAAACTCGTCTTCTTTTGCCAGAACTTGTCATGCTTGGGCTATCTCTAACGGAACATCAAAAGGTATTCCAAATGTAGCTGGAAGTACATATACCTACGATGCTACTTGGGGAACAGTATTTGGTTATAGTAGAATTAGAGATAAAGTATTAGATTATTTCTTCCACGCCTCTTATTATGAAAATGCTACAACTTCTTTATTTGGAAGCGGCATATTTACTGGCGCAAATAATGTAGGAAACGATTATCAAATACATCGGGTAAATTGTGTTGGTGAAACATTAGGAAGTACAGATGGAAGCATAGTTCCAATAGTTCCAGCTTTAGATATACAAGATTGGTATAAGTTTGTAGGCTCTGCTACAGACGAAGCATTATTATTAGTTGCTGATACATTAACCAACTCTACCGCCACAGTTAATA